CTGTCGGTGTCACGCCGAGTATAAGATTGACTACATTGCTGCGGCAGTGAGACAAGCGCGGAGGATGGCTGCATGAGCAAGCAATTCACCGCCACTATTGAGGAATGGGTAGCCAGTTCGCGGCTCTTCACAGAAGCTGTACTCAAGCAGAGTGTGCAGGAAGTCGTACGTGTCATGAAGGTGCCTGTTTCAGCGGGCGGTAACATGCCTGTGGACACCTCGTTCCTACAGAATTCATTGGTCGGTGTACCGGGGCCAGCTGTCCCGCCTATTGACCCAAATGCGAATGGTAAGGGTGGACCGCAACTTGGCAATGCGGCGTCGATTGAGGCACTCATTGCCAACTGGAATTTAGCAGAGCCAATTTCATTCGGGTTTATCGCGTCTTACGCAGCGCGACAGAACTATGGCTTTACCGGAACGGATACACTAGGAAGGAACTACAATCAGTCGGGTAGACACTTTGTAGAGTTGGCAGTTCAGCAGTGGCCGCAGATTGTTGAGAATAACCAGCGGCGGCTGGCTGGGGAGATGACATTCGGATGACCGCTGTGTCGCCAGAGGCTAGGATATTGGAAGCGTTGCTCACGCATATGAAGGCGTGGACAGGCGGCATACCTATCGTCTGGTCCAACGTGCAGTATCCTAAGAATGGTCAGGCAAAGGCGGATCAATACGCAGTGATAACGTTCTCCCCCGGAACACCGCTCCCGGTGGTTATTGATCCGAAGGATGAGAACAGACATATGGGTGTTTTTGGTGTCAGTATTCTGACGCTCTTGAATGGTGGGGAGATGGAGCCGCAAGAAATAGGCGGTAGTCTCGCTTCGCATTTCCATGGGCAAGTGCTCTCCTCCGGGAGCACGACCGTTCGCGTTACGGCGCGGCCGAGAGTAGCCGGGGGATACGTGGACGGCGATCGCTGGCGGACTCCAGTGACTGTACCGTTCGAGACAATATCGGTATAGTCAGAAAAGGAACCTCAGATATGGCTCTATACCCAGTTGCCGGTTGTAAGTTTTTCATCAGCGAGGACCCGTTTCCGGAGCAGTCCGCAGACGTGGTTGCGGCCGATTTCACGGCGGTCGCATGGCTCGAAGTTGCCAAATGGACTTCTATGGGTCCATATGGTGATTCGGCCCAGCTGATCTCTACTGATCTTATCGGCGAAGGCCGTACCAAGAAGATGAAAGGCACGCGGAACGCTGGTTCCATGGCCAACACCTTCGCGACGGACGCTACCGATGAAGGCCAGATCAAGATGATCGAGGCTTCCAAGACCCTCGACAACTATGCCTTCCAGATCGAGCTGAATGATGCGGGCAGTGGCGTTGGTGCTACCAATTCCAAGCGCCAATTCTATGGTCTGGTTATGTCAGCACAGGAAGCTGGCGGCGGGGCCAATACCGTGCAGACAATGAACGGTACGGTCGAAATCAACTCGAATATTGTAGTCATCGCTCCGACTCCGGGTACGTTGATGGTCGGTGCACAGAGTGGACCTTCGGGCGTGAAGAACCTTTCCGAAGGCGAGGAAGTTGATACCGCGTCTGAAGTAGAAGGTGCTGACGAAGTACGCGACGTATCTAAACCAACGTCAGCTGCCGAACGGCGTCGTCTAGCGGCAGAGGAGGCAGCGGCAGCGCGCAATCGCGCTACTTAATTGGAACTAACAAAAGGGAGTGGACATGAACGACGTGACTAAGAATACTGACACTGCTGTGGAGTTGCCTGATCTTAATGTTTTCGACGGTATGCAGAAAGCCCAGGAAGACGGGTTAGATGTCGAAATTAGAGGACCAGACAACAAGAAATTGGGCTTCTCGATTCGTATCGCGGGGCCGGATTCTATTCGTCAGCGTAGGGCCGTCGAAAAGATGGCGGCCGAAAGGATGGCCAGCGATGACCCTACGCCACTTTCTCCACAGGAACTCTACGATCGCCAGACGCGTGGATTGGCAAGCTCGACCATATCATGGACACCGTTCAAGATGGACGGCGGCGTCTACGAGCTGACTGAAGAGAATGCATATAAACTCTATAATCGCTTCCCGTTCATTCGTGATCAGGTAGCGGAAAGGGCAGGACGGCGCTCAGCTTTTTTCGCGTCCTCGAACACCGATGTCGAGTAGCGATCGAAGACTGGGTAGCAGACAGAAGGCCGGTCTTCCCGGTAGCGATCGAATACATATTCGGTTACTTCCAGGAATTATGCTGGACGCGAAGACCGGGATATATCGGTCCTCTCAGTCTGGAATATGCGGAGATTGAGGCGTGGTGCCGGTTAACACGTCGCACTCTCGACCCGTGGGAATTGAGGATACTGCTCGAGATGGATGTAACCTACATCCAAGCGTTGAATAAGAAATTCAAGGCGGATGAGCCTGTCGCGGATACGTCCATCTACGCTGACGAAGGTATTTCCTCAAGACCATTAACTCCAGCACTCTTCGACGCCATATTTGCTGGTAACGATAACGAGAGGGGTGTTGCCTAATGTCTACGGCAGAATTAGGCATTACCGTAACCTCTAGTGGTGTAGCTCAAGCCGTCGCCGATCTGGACAAGTTGACTCCGGCGGCGGCGCGAGCTGAGCAGGCCGTAACCAAGCTCACACAGACTACAACTACCCAGCTTACGCAAGCCGCCAATCAAGCCGAATCCATGGCCAAGCGCATAGAGCGTGCGCTGGATATTAAGCCTGCCGGTATGGACATGGGCCGGGGCGCGGATATCGCCGCGTATGGGGCCGAGCTTGACCGGCTGCGCATGAAGTTCAATCAAGCTCACAGTATCATGCAATCGTATCGCGTGGCGGCGAATGAAATCCGCCAAGCGAACTCCGTGGGAGCTATTTCGGTAAACGAAATGAGCGTCGCCATGGAGCGGTTGCGTGTATCTACGCAACGTCAGATAGAATCCGAGCGTCTACTGCGTCAAGGACGTCAGGTGAGCGGCGGAGGCGGCACTCCCGGAAGAGGTGCTCCTGGCGGCGGCGCTCAGCAGATGATGCAGTCCAACCTGATGTATCAGTTTCAGGACGTGGCTGTAACGGCTGCAATGGGTATGAACCCAGTCATGATTGCCTTGCAGCAGGGCACTCAGATCGGTGCGGCTATGACCGCAGCCGGGGGAGCCAAGGCGGGCATAGCTGGACTGACCGGGGCGCTGACAAGTATGCTCAGCGTTACGAATCTGTTGCCGATTGCCGTTATCGGTGTTGGCGCGGCTATGTACCAGTGGCTCACGGGCGCGGATGAGAAAGTCAAGAGTGTTGACGATCTCATTAAGGAGCATACCAAATCCGTCGAAGCACTGGCTAAAATGTATGGTGTGGCGGGGGTTAGCGCCACCGATTATGGTAGTCAGTCCAGTCTAGCTATTCAGGCGGCGGAACAGCGCCAGCGTGCCGCGATAAAAGAAAGAGCGACAGACGCGAATAATGCTTTGTTTGGTATTGGTGATGCTGGCGGCGGACCGCTCGGCAATATGGCCGATATGGGCGGCGGGCGGCGTGTGCTGGCGCTGGCTGATGAAAATTTCGAGCCGTTTAGAGCTGCACTAGAAGAATTTCAGAAGTCGGTTGAAGAAGGTGCTCCCGACTTTGAAACACTGTATAAAAACATAGATGCTGTTGCCACTGCTTCGGGTAATGCGAATCCTGAAATAGATAAGACACGGCAAGCGATCTATGAGGCTACTGAGGAGGCCGCAAAGTACAATACCCAGCTTGGTATTACTACCGAGAAAATGCTGGATCTTGCGGAAGCTCAATTAAAGCTGACCATTCAAAGACAGAACGCCGTTACTGATCTAGAGCGTCTTATCGCTGCAAGCCAACAAGCGGAGTTTGATAATAGTAAAGAAAAAGGTGTCAGTGACGCTGCTCGGGAAAGGGCGGTTGAATTAGCCGTTACAAAAGAGCAGGCGGCTATCGATAAGGAAAGGAATAATCTATTCAAAGAGCGGGAACGCTCTATGGAAAATAGCATACGGCAGGAAAAAGAAAACGCTATCGCGATGAATCTCTCTGGCGCGGCGCTGGAGGTGTACAAGAAAACTGCCGCCGAAGTACATGCTATTGAAGATGCAGCTAGAAAAGCTGGCATTGAAGCAGGAACTGCCGCGTATGAAATGTATCAGAAGCAAATTGACGCGGCCAAGGCATATGGTACGGAACTATTTGAAATTCTCAAGCAAGAAGAGGCGATAACCCGAGGACGAGCTGTCGCACAGTTGGATGCCGATATTGCGGTCATGAATGCCCGCACGGACGCAGAGCGTATTGCAGCGGCGGGTGCGGCAGCAGCGGCGAGTAAAGTAGGTCCCGAAGCGGGATACGCGAAGACTGACGCTGAGCGACGTACAGCTGCACAGATTGAGAAGGAACACGGAGACGCTACCCGCAGTCGGGCACAGGCGCTGGATAGCCTACTGAAGAATCAAGAATTGGAAATGCAGCTGCTCGGTCAAACAGCCGGTGAGCAGGCTGCACTGCGCGAAGAGTTCCGTCTCACAGACGAGTTGAAACGGGACGCGGCTGAGCGCGGTATAGCTGTCGATCAAGAGCAGCTTAGGGCCATACAGGAAACCACTAGAGCATATGGCGAGCGCGTCGATGTGCTTAACCAAATGCGTATCGTGCAGGATCTAGCCTTTGAACGTTCTCTTATGTATCTTAGCCAAGAGGAAGCGGCGATTGCGCGGCGGCTGAGAGGTACTGGAATTGGGATGGACAGCCCCATCGCCAATGAAATGCGGGCGCAGGAGACTGAGAAGAACGCAATTGACTTTGCCCGTAGCACGGCCAAGGATTTCCTAGGGAGCTTCGCTGATGTCCTCGTCGAAGGCGGCGATGATATGGGTGAGAATCTTGTCAAGGCGCTCGTAGGGTCTATGCAACGTACGCTAGATAAGATTCTAGACCGGTTGATCGATGATCTTATCAACTCGCTCCTAGGTACGGGTGGTGCGGGTGGCGGTGGCGCGGGTATTCTTGGTAAGGCGTTAGGTGCGCTCGGTGGAGGCGGCGGAGGCGGTGGCGGTGGCAACGCTGCGGCCCAACTTATCAGCGCTTTAGGCGGAAGTGGGGGCGGCGGCAATACTGCTGTTGATAGCGTAGTCACGGGCGCTACCAAGACGGGAGCTGCTTTGACCACTCTATCTACATCCATGGGCAAAACAGTTGATGTTGCATCCGCCCATGCGGCTAAATTCCAAAATATGATTGGTTGGCTGGAAAATCAGGGCTACGATATCAAATCTATTGGCGGTTACAATTATCGTAATATCGCCGGCACGAACACCTTGTCCAACCATGCCTTCGGTAAGGCAATTGATATTAACCCAGCGCAAAATCCGCACAGCTATTCTGGACTGACAGATATGCCTGCCGGTACGAGTGCCGCAGCCAAAAGTTTTGGCTTGAGATGGGGTGGCGATTGGAAAAAGCCTGACTCTATGCATTTTGAAGTAGACGATAAAATGAAGGACGTAAGTACCGCACAAGAGAGATTGATAGAGAGCACCACTAAATCAACCCAGTCACTTATGAATTTGAGTGGAGTATCGAATAGGACAGTCAGCTCGCTTGCTGAAATGTCGGGCGGGATGAGTAGTCTAGCCATAAACCTTAAAAATTTCATGAGCAGCGCCCAAGGTGGTGGCTCTGGTTGGTTTGGTGGCCTCATGAGCGCCTTTGGTGGCGCTGGCGGCGCGTTGAATTTCATGTCGGGTATTTCGCCCCTAGCTACATCCGCTATCCTAGGCGCAGGCGGCGGATTCGTTGGTCTTTACCACGAAGGCAATATGGGTTCTTCGGCTCGGTCACGGCACTTCGCATCCATGGAACCATGGGTGGATGCTATCCGGCTACACAACGGCAATATGTTTGGTGCGGGTGAAAATCCAGCCTTCCTGAAAAAAGGCCAGCCAGTCTTCCCGTCAGTAGCCGCAGCGGAGGCGTTTGGGGGTGGCTCGAAGACGATGATCAACATCAATAACTTTGCTGGCGTCAAGGTACGGACTGAAGAGAAAGAAACTCCAGCAGGTATGACTCTCGATATCATGCTGGACCGTATGGTCGCTAGTCAAATCGACACACGAGGATCGGCGTCGAATAATGCTATACGCAGCAAGTCCGGTGTCAACGAAAGATTGAGGGCAAGATAAATGCCTATGCCTTGGCCTGCGTCACTTCCTCAGCGGTTCGATAAGGACGGCTATCAGGATGCATTCGCGGATAACCGTCACGCTACCCAGACCGATCTGGGACCAGCCTTGATTCGTTCGCGCATTAGCTCTATGCCTAGGAAGATCGCGGGTGTCATGAAGATGGATAAGACCCAGCTTGAGCGGCTGCGTCAATTCTGGAAGGTAGATACACTCGATGGCAAGTTACCCTTCCTATTCCCCGACCCAGTATTCGGTACTGGTGAGTACAAAAACTACATTCCTAACAGCACTTACGCAGGTGCCGTACCGGGTTCCCCCGGAACCCTTCCTGCTGGGTGGAGCGGGGCTGGCGATCAAAATGGCGTTACCAAACGGGTGGCCGAAATCGGCGTAGAGGAGGGTCTCCAATACGTTGATATAGAGTTTGCCGGGACAGCCACTGGCCCAGCTGATATCATCTTTGCAGCACCACCTATTGCGGCAGTATCTGACCAGACGTGGACTGAATCTTTGAATGCACGTTTGGTATCGGGTAGTAAAGTTAACATAGATAAAATTAACGTTATCATGTATAACTCACCTGAAACGACTAGTTCGGGTTTAGATATCCGACCACAGTTGGGTCCGCAGGAAATGAAATACCAGCGATATGCCCATACGTGGCGTCCTTCAGTTATTGGGATGACCGGGATTTCCCCGCGCTTCCAAGTGGTAGGAACGCCTGGCATATTCTTTACAATTCGTATTCGCCTAGCCGGGGTGCAGCTGGAAAAAGCTAACTCAGCTTCGGAGTTCATTGTGACGCCTAACACCGGGACGCCTATCACGCGTTTCGCTGCGGGTGGCGCACCGCCACAGCCAACGTTCCTTGGCGGTAAGACATGGGGCGTTAATATCGAGCTGGAGATTTTCGAGACATGAGTAAGACTACCTTGTCGCTAAACTTTCGAGAGCAGCTGCAGATGCAGGAGTCTGATGAGGTTGCGATTATGCTCTTGGAATTGAGGCATCCAGATACGTCTGAAATCATACGCATATCAGGTGATAATACAGTGCTCTTGGACACCGAGCCAGAGCTTGTATGGGGGACGATCAGCCAAGGACAGACGTACATTTTTCGACCGTTGAGTTTGCGGTTGCCAACTGACGTGGCTGATCGTCCACCGCGTATGGATTTGATCGTGGAAAATGTGTCAGGCGAAATGGTCAGTTTCTGTGCTGAGTTTATCCAGCGAGGTACATGTGCTTTGAATATCGTAACGGCCTCGGACCCGAACACCATACAGATACCTTTCCCGGTCATGGATGTGCGCAGCTACACACGCAACTCGAACGTCATAACCTTTGAAATTGGGCTTGACGCAGCGGAGGATGAACCTATTCCTGGCGGCATATTTTCACCGGCTGGTTTTCCTGGGTTGTTTGCATGAACCAGCTGACACCACGCGACTTTGAAAAATTCGTAGGTGTACCTTGGCTGGATGGAGGCCGCACGGAGGCGGGGGCAGACTGCTGGGGACTGTTCCGCCTAGTTTACGCCCAAGTACTCGGCGTGGAGCTACCGTCCTACGCTGAGGACTATACGACCGCGCTGGACCGCCTTATAGTTCGCCGGTTAGTTGACGGTAAGCCTGACTATTGGGTTCGTGTAGAGCAACCGGAGCCGGGAGACGGCGCGGTGCTTCATATAGCCAAACGAGTGCATATCGGCGTTGTGGTAGGGGGCCATCGTATGCTCCATATCGAGAAGGGTTCAGGCGCGATTATAGAGAATTATCTTTCGCTGAAGTGGTCTAGGCTGCTGGAAGGATTTTATCGGTACCAGCCATGCTGATGGACATGAGAACCTTGGAAGGTGAGGTATTCGGGCCAGCTGAAACGGTCCGCATTTACCTGTTCGAG